CCACGGCCATGCAGTTGTCGATCATCTCCCCCTGGAGAAGGCGATCTCGCACGACTTCTGGATGGCGCAGTGCATCCCCGTCCTCGACCGCTGCGACGAGCTGCACATTCTCCGCCTGCCTGGCTGGGAGCGTTCGGCCGGCGTGAAGTACGAGTGGGACTTCGCGGTCCGTATGAATAAGCCCATTCACACCGTGGATATTTACACACTCCACACCACGCACACAGCCGACATTACCATCCCGGCCTACCCCCATTTCCCAAAAGCTTTTCCCAAGGAGCAGTCATGACCTACCAACTCAAAGGCGAACAGATCACCGCGGCGGAAGCGATTTCCACCTTCCTCGCCGACCCGGCGCAGTCCCGCTTCCTCCTCCAAGGCGGCGCCGGCACCGGCAAAACCTACACCGCGCAGAGCCTGATCGACTCCTACCGCGGCCGGGTGCTTTACACCGCCCCGACGAACAAAGCCACCCGCGTTCTCCGCATGTCCCTGACCCGGGAAGACTTCAAGCCCGAGTGCCGGACGATCTACTCCGCGCTGGGCCTCTCCATGAAAGAAAATGGCGAGGTGAAGGAACTCACGGCCCCGGAAGACCCGGTGGACCTGTCTGCCTACCGGCTGGTCGTGCTTGACGAAGGCTCGATGGTCAACTCCCAGGTGAACCAATACCTTCTCCGAGCGCAGGAGGCGTATAAGTTCAAGCTCCTCATCATGGCGGACTTCGCCCAGCTCCCGCCGGTCGGGGAGCCCTATTCGCCGCTGCGGGGGGTGGAGCTTGGCGCTGCCCTCATCACTCCCCGCCGGTTCGAGAACCAGATCCTCCGCCAAGCTACTGCACTCCGCGAGGCCGTGGACAAGCCGTTTCAACGGATCTCCCTCGAAGACGACCATGACGAGGCCGGGGGAGTGTTTCGCCTTGGCGCGGAGGAATTCGACCGGCGGCTCCGCCAAGCAGCCGCAGACGGCGAGTTCTCCCGCCCGGACTGCGCGAAAGCCATCGCCTGGCGCAACGCCACCGTCGATCGGTACAACTCTGTAATCCGTCGGGAAATCTTCGGCGCGGAAGCCTCCAACATCTGGCTCCCCGGCGACCGCCTCTCCACCCTCTCCCCCTGCATGGACCTCGACGGGAAAAAGATCGCCGACACGGACGACGAGGGCCTGGTCGAGCGGGTCGACATCGAGCAGCATCCTGAATTTCCGCAGTATATGACCTACCGCCTGACCGTCACGACCGACGACAATCGCCTGATCGTGCTCCGTCCGCTGCACCCCTCCTCCGTCGCCGCCCACGCCAGGGAGTGCGAAGACCTCGCGCAACAGGCGAAGGGCAACCGTAGGCTGTGGGGAAAGTTCTGGACGCTCAAGGAAGCCTTCCACAACGTCCGGCACGGCTACGCCACGACCGCCCACCGCTCGCAGGGGTCTACCTATGAAACCTCCTTCGTCGACTGGCGGGACATTCTCGCCAACCGCAACCCGACCGAGGCCCGGCGCTGCCTCTACGTCGCCTTCACCCGTGCGAAGTATCGCGTGTTTCTCAATTAACCTGCACTAGCCCCACCTTCCCAGCCCCGGCCCTCCGGGGCATATTCCACTCACCACTCCCTGTCGAGGTTCTCATGACTCCCGAAGCACTTTCCGAACTCGAATCCCTCCGCGCCCGGATCACCTCCGGGAATTACACCATCGAGGACTGCCGCCGCGCGGTCCAGTTCATGCGCGAGGGCCGGGCAATCGCGGCGGAAGCCTCCGCTACGTCCCGCACGAAAAAGGCCACCGCGGCCGCGAAGAAAGCCCCGATCAATGTTGACGACCTGCTCAGCGGGTTGGACTAACCAAACCACCTTTCCCCCTGGAGGCATCATGACCTGTCCCACCTTCCCCCACACCATCGACTCGACCATCCTCTCCACTTATCGTGCCTGCTCGCAGAAAGCCTTCCGTCAATACATGGAGCATTGGAAGCCCTCCGAGGAATCCGTGCATCTGATCGCCGGCGGGGCTTTTGCCAAGGGGCTCGAGACCGCGCGGTCGGTCTACTTCCAAGGCCATTACGCGCGGCCGGAAGTTACCTACTCCCCCGAGGGCAAGCGTTCCGTCAAGTGGCATGAGGAATCCTGCGAGAGCTTCAACTCCGAACTCGCGCTCGCCCACGGCACCGCTGCCCTCATCGCGGCATATGGGGACTTCCAAGCCCCGCCCGAGTCTTCCAAGTCCCTCCTCCGCACCGCCGGAGCGCTGGAGTTCTACTTCTCCGTCTACCCTCTGGGCAATGACGGCGCCGACCCGCTCCTTCTCCCCTCCGGCCAGCGGGCAATCGAGTTCTCCTTCGCCGAGCCCCTCGACGTCCGCCATCCCCTGACCGGCGACCCGATTCTCTACACTGGCCGGGCGGATATGATCTGCTCCTTCGCCGGCGGGCAGTACATCGAGGACGACAAGACCACCTCTTCCCTCGGGGCGAGCTGGGCGCGGCAGTGGGAAATGCGCTCCCAATTCACCGGCTACACCTGGGCAGCTCGCCGTAACGGGATCGAAGTCGACGGCTGCCTGATCCGTGGCGTCTCCATCCTCAAGACCAAGTACGACACGCTGCAGGTAATCACCAACCGCGCGGCCTGGGAGGTGGATCGCTGGTATGACCAGACCTGCCGCGACGTCGAGCGCTGGATCTCCGAATGGCGGCGGGGGAGCTACGACTACTCCCTCGACGGCGCCTGCACCGAGTACGGCGGGTGCGCCTTCACCACCATTTGCAAGTCCGCCAACCCCGAATCCTTCCTCCCGATCTATTTCCACAAGCGTGTCTGGGACCCCCTGCTGCGGAAGGAAATGACGGTGGAAGAGTATGAAGCCAGTTGGTGTAATTCACCCGAATTATGATCTCATAATCCACGCGAACTATCATGTACCGCCAGCTATTCTTCTCCGGCACTTCCTTCCTCGCCGAAGCCCCCCGCGGGCCTCTCCGGGTGAAGGAAGAGCTCCACACCCCGCCGTCGTTTCTCTGGGTCTGTTCCGCCTGCGGAGAGACTTACCAGCGCGCTCCGGTCGTGGATTCCGCTGGCCGAGTCTCCCGCTGGCGGGCGCTTCACGGCACCTGCTCCCGCTGCGCCCCGGCCTCCCGGTCACTGTACGACTGGCCGGGGACTTTCTACCTCCCGCTCCAGGACGAGTACAATTCCGCGCTTCCCGCGGCTGTCCTCCTCCACGACTTCCACGCCCACCACTCCCACTTCAAGAGGTTTTTTCCATGAACTCCCCTGCCACCCCCCTCAAGCCCCTCTGCGACTTCTCCCGCCTCCCCGACACCGCACAGGGCTTCAACGTCACCCTCATGGGGCCTGCCGGCACCGGCAAAACCCACGCCCTCGGAACTCTCGTCGATACTGGCATCGAGGTCTTCGCCCTCTTCACCGAATCCGGCGTCGAATCTCTCCAGGGCTACTACGCCGACCGCGGCAAGCCCATTCCCCCGAATCTCCACTGGCACGTAGTCCGCGCCCCCGACTCCTCCTTCGAGGACATGATCACCGCAGCCACCCGCATCAACACGCAGTCCCTCGAATCCCTGTCCAAGCTCATGGACCCGGACCGGAGCAAGCACAATCAATTTATCTCCATCCTCAAGGCTTTGGCGGACTTCCGCGACGATCGCACCGGGGAATCCTTCGGCTCGGTCGGCGCTTGGCCTGCCTCGCGTGTCCTCGCCATAGACGGCCTGACCGGCCTCGGCCGCGCTTCCATGGCAATGGTCGTCGGCGGGAAGCCGGTCAAGTCCCAGCCCGACTGGGGCATCGCCCAGGACCAGGTGGAAAAACTCCTCCGTAAGCTCTGCGACGATTGCCGCTGCTCCTTCGTCCTCCTGGCCCACGTCGAGCGGGAAACCGATGCGGTCCTCGGCGGCGTGAAGCTCATGGTTTCCACCCTCGGGGCTAAGCTCGCGCCGAAAATCCCCCCGATGTTCTCCGACGTGATTTACACTGTCCGTCAGGGGGACAAGTGGTCCTGGGACACCGCCAACTCGATGGCCGACCTGAAAACCCGCAACCTCCCGATCAAGGCTGACCTCCCGCCCAACTTCGCCCCGATTGTCTCGAAGTGGTATGCCCGGGCCACCGCATCTCTTCCCGCGTAGCTCTTGCCAGCCTCCCCACCCTGCCGTAGGTTAATTCCATCGGGCTCGGGGCGGCGGCTGGCCCCACCGATGCAACACTCCGCAGCCGCCTATTTTTCTCTACTCTCATTCAAGGAACCTCCGCCATGTTCGATCCCAATGCCTTCCTGGAACAAGTCGTCGCCGAAGTCGGCTCCACCGAAGCCACCCCCATCCCCGCCGGCGAGTACCTCGCCTTCATCGACAAGAAGGAGCTCACCACCTGGCAGAAGAAGGACGACCCGAGCGTCTCTGGGCTGAAGCTCAAGATCACCTGGGTGCTGGAAGACCAGGCCGTCCGCGACCTCCTGGGCCGGGATAAGGTCATCGTCGCGCAGGACATCATGCTCGACATCACCGACACCGGCAGCCTCGACATGGGCAAGGGCCGGAACGTGGAACTCAACCGCCTCCGCGCCGCAGTCGATCTCAACGTCTCCGGCTTCTCCTTCCACCAGCTCGACGGCCGCCTGGCCCGCCT